CTTATCACAAGGCAATGGCTGTAATGTATAGACCAATAAATGAAAAGCAAAAGGATAAATATTCGATTGTTGATTATGAGCCAAACGAGGATATGCAAGATTTGATGAGGTTTGCTCCTTTGGATGTAGCGATTAGCGCCTCGCTTTTTTTTTGGACTTTAGGAAGCGAATTACTGAGTCTTACTCTCAATTATTTACAGAGCGAACTGAAGACGATGACGACTTCCAGCAATATAGCGAAAGAGCAAATTTTGGGCGTCAATGGGGATGGTATTCAAGCTTCTATGCGCTCTCTTCAGGGGATGTTACCAAGCTTGACGAGGTTGCAAAGCTCAGACTTACTAAATGTCTCACATATCTCACATTCGAAAAACAAAAAAACGAAATCGAAGCAAACGAACTTAAACAACAAATGAGACGATGAATTATTTTGATATTATAGATAAACTAAAAACACACTTTGAGAGCGATCCAATAATCTCAACCGTAACGCAAGGGGATATTTTTGAGGTTGACCTGGCGAAACAAACCATATTTCCACTTGTGCATTTAATTGTCAATACGGCAACATTTGAGGGCAACGTGATTAGGTTTAATATTTCTATTCTTGCGATGGATATTACGGATATATCAAAAGACGAAAGCCCTAATAAATTCGATGGAAACGACAACGAGCTATGGGTGCTTAATACAATGCTTGCTGTTCAGAATAGATGCTACGAACTTTTAAGGAGAGGAGATTTATATAGCGATAAATTCCAAGTAGATGGCAACGTAACTTGCGAGCCTTTTACTGAGCGATTTGAAAACAAGCTTGGAGGTTTCACAATGACATGCGACATATTAATCCCTAATGACATGACTATTTGCTAATGGCTGAATTTCAAAACATACAAGACTTGCTAAATGACTTCCGAGATAAGGTAATCCGAGAGGCTAAAAGCAACCTATCCAGTCAAAACACGAGCGGTAAACTTAGAGATAGTTTAAAGTCTTATGTAAAGGAATCTAAGAACTCGGTGCAGATAAGTTTTGAAATGGAGGATTATGGTTTCTATCAAGATAGAGGAGTGCAAGGTAAAAAAAGCGGCAAGAGTTTAGATGGCTACAAATACACGAATAAAATGCCTCCCTCAAAAGCATTTGATAAATGGACAGTAAGAAAGGGAATTGCGCCGAGAGATAAGCAAGGCAAATTCATAAAGAGAAAAAGCCTTAATTTTTTGATAGCTCGAAGCATATTTAACAAAGGAATAAAACCTACGTTGTTTTTTACAAAGCCATTTGAGAAGTATTTTAAAAGGTTGCCTGATGAATTAGTAGAAAAATACGGTCTGGATATAGAAAAACTATTCAACCAAATAACAAGTGAGAATTTTAAAAGATTAAGCAAATGAATGTAGCAAGGTCGCCATACAATATTGAAGTAGATTTAACAGGGGTGTCTGGAGTAACAGGTTCAAAGGTTGAGCTGTTTTTATGGACAACAGGGAGTCAACCGCCAGACCCTCAATATACTTTAAGCAAGTTGATTCCATCATCAAACAATTTAAAGATGTATTATAATATATCGCCTTATGTTAGGGAGTATTTTAATTTTTCGAATTGGGCAAACGGCGGAACTGCTCCATACAATAATTATGACACGGATATAAGCAGCAACTACAAGGTAAATGTGCTTTTTAAAACATACAAGAAATTAACTAACGGAACTTATTCAATTTTAACAACAAGTAGCGAGTTGGATTTTATGGATGGATTTAACTATTACATGGAGGGGTTCAATACAATTAGCAGCACAGTATTTTTATCTGAGGGTACTTATTTTTACAATTATGACTCAGGGCAGCTAAACACGGTCGTGACAAATATGGCTGGAAGCTTTGAGGTTGAACTTGCTGTTAATGATGTTATAAGATACACTAACTTGGTAACAGGCGCAGTAAATAATTTTACAGCAACAACGGCTGGTATTAAAACATTCAGCCGAGTATATCTTCCTAACTTATCACAAGGCAACAAGGTGGAGTTTTTAGGAGGAGGCTCTGCTGTAAGATGGACAGGAACATTTAAGCCACAATGTGAGCCAAAGTATTCTCCTGTTGTTGTTGACTTTATTAATCGATACGGAAGCTGGGCAAGAATCTTTTTCCAAAAAGCCAAAACACGAAACATAGAAGTAAAGGCAGATAGCTACAAAGTAAATCCAAGCGTTTTGCCTTATGTATCTACAAATGCGGGTCAAGTAAGAGAGTTCAATAAAAATGGAAAAGAAACAATCAAGCTAAATACAGGCTTTGTAAATGATTTGTATGGAGAATACATCCAGGAGCTGCTATTGAGTGAAAAGGTAATGCTTTATGACCCTGAGCAAAAAGACGGATTAGCTGCTGCTGCATATACTCCTGTAATTCCTAAAGAAAAAACTTTACTTAAACAAAAGGGAATCAATGACGGTACAATAAACTACACGCTTAGTTTTGATTTTGCTTACGATGTTATTTCAAATGTAGTTTAATGAGAACGGTACAAGTTTATATAGAGGGGCAGAGGCTTGATTTATTTGACGATGAATCAATCAATGTAACATCAACTCAGCAGAACGTTCAAGACATAAGCAAAGTTTTTAGTGACTTTTCACAAAGCTTTTCAGTCCCAGCAAGCGCAACGAACAATGCAATCTTTGAGCATTTTTACCAAAATGATGTTGACAGCACTTTGGATTTTAACATAAGACGAAATGCAAATATTGAAATAGATTTAACGCCTTTTCGAACAGGAAAAATAAGCCTTGAAAAATCGGAGGTAAAAAACAATAAAGCGTATAGCTATCAAATAACTTTCTATGGCGATTTGGTAAGTCTTAAAGATACCTTTGGCGAGGACTTTCTTACAGACTTAGACCACCTACAAACATTTAATTTTACATATGATGCTACCAATGTAAAGAATAGAATAATTGACGGAGCTACGGATTACGACGCAAGGTTTCCATTAATAAGCACAGAAAGGTCGTGGCAATACGGTGGGGGCGGTTCTAACGACATTACAATTGATGACGGTGCAATAGCTTACAATGACCTTTTTCCATGCCTTAAAATCAGTAAAATATTTGAGGCAATAGAGAATAAATACACGATTGATTTTCAAGGAACATTTTTAACAGATAAAAGATTTACCGAGTGCTTTCTTTGGTGCAGACCAGGGGATTTATTGCCGACAGATATTCCTGGAACAAATACACAAAATCTAAGCTTTGATACAATAGGGCAATTTTTAGAATATGAATTTCAAGGAACGAGCGAGGTCAGCGTAGGTAATCACAAGGTAACCTTAAACATTACGCCCAGCAATCAATCAATTGAATACACCGTGCTTGTTTACGATTTCGGAACGCCTTTTTCCACAATAACACATACAGGAACAAACACGTTTACAATAATAGATGAGCCTGATGCTCCTGAAAGTTTAAGTAGAATATTTAGCTTTCAAGTATTTGCTGCTTTCCCTATGGATATAGAAGCAACCGTTGTGCATTTTTTTACGGATTTTGATGACGATGGATTAGGCAACATTGTAGAATCAACTCAAATCAATGCGTACAGCACGCCATCTTATAGCTTACTTGGTCAAGTCAATTTTAACAATTTGATTCCAAGAATGAAGGTGGAGGATTTCTTTGCTGGTATTTTAAAGGAGTTTAATTTGACTTGTTATGCTCTTTCAAGCGATGTTTATCAAGTTGAGCCTTTGACTGATTGGTATAGCAAGGGAGCGATTGTAGATATTACCGAATACACGGATATTGAAAGCATCAAAATAGATAGGGTAAAGCTGTACAAAAAAATTGTATTTGAATATGAGAAAAGTCAAAGCGTAATCAACAAGAGATTCTTTGCTTTATACAATCGTGAATATGGGAATCTGGAAGCAGAGTTTAATTACGATGGTGGAGAATACAAGATAAAAGTACCTTTTGAAAATTTGCAGTTTAGTAAATTCTCAGGTACAAATTTACAAGTAGGATATGTTTTAAATGAGAGCTTAGAGAAATACGAAAACAAACCTTTGCTTTTATACAATACAGGAAACTATGCAAACACCTTTAAGTTTTACAATGGATCGTCGTATGAAACCATAAGCGCCTGTCAAGTATTTGGTCAAGACTTAAACCATGAAAACACGGATTACAGCCTTAACTTTGGGAATGAAGTAAGCACATTCCTGTTAACCCCAATAACATTTGGCTTGTATGGAGCTTATTACTATCCGTATCTCGCTAATTTATTCAATCTAAAGAATAGAGAAACAAGCGTAAAAACGATTCTGCCGATTAGCTTGCTTACAAATCTAAAGCTAAATGACCGTGTAATTATTAGAGACAAGCGATACGTTATTAATGATATGAAGTCCAACCTCACAACAGGAGAGGTAAACTTTACTTTATTAAATGATTTTAGTCCAGTTATCAGCGACGGAGGCAGTCCAACAATTGACCCTTTGTTACCGTCATTAGGAAGCCAATGTATAGACGTTAGAATACTATTCCCTAACAATGCAGTTAGTGCAACTATTGCAACAACGGCATCAGGGGTAACAATAACGCCAAGCACATTGACGGCAGATGGAACGGTTAACATTTGCATTCCAGCAAATACAGATACGCTTCAATTGATAAAGACGGAAGACAATGCAGATTTTATATGCACAGAAAACTTTATAAGATTAAGAACGGAACAAGGTAGCGTTCAGATTTACACGATTACGGTTACATATACTTTTGCAGATGGATCCACCGCAGCTAATCAAATATTTATACAACAACAACCATAATGCTAAAGAACATAATTGACTTATTACAAATAGACGATTTCTACGAGGGCAACCATGACATCCAGGTAGCAAAAGGCTTATACAATTTAGAGAAAGGGACAAAGGGAATATTCAAGCAGAAAAAGAGAATGCAGATTCTCAAAAAAACGAATTCAGAACATCTCAAAAAAATTAAAGAGCTATGAGTACAAGGCGAACTATTGACATAGACATCAAAAACAATGCTGATAAAACAGCAAAGGATTTTGATAATTTAAGCCAAGCAACAAACAGGGCTGCAAAAAGCGTTGATAATTTAGACGCAACCTTTGAGGAGGTTTACGGAGAGTTACAACCGCTTACAACCAGGATGGGAGAGGCAGAGGATAGGCTTTATGAACTTGCGCTTGCTGGAGATACAACAAGCAAAGAATATCAAGAGCTTTTAACAAAGGTAGGTCAATATAGAAAGGTACAAATCCAAACAGATTTAGCTGTTGATTCAGCGGCTACAACTTTAGGGCAAAAGTTAGGCGGAGCATTGACAGGAGCAACAGGAGGCTTTGCAGCTATTCAAGGCGTCATGGGATTAGTTGGTTCGGAATCTGAGCAACTTGAAGCGGCATTGTTAAAAGTTCAATCGGCTTTAGCAATACAACAAGGCGTACAGGGGATAAAAGAGGCAATACCATCTTTTAAAATGTTAGGTAAAAGTGCCATGACTGCCCTAAAAGGAATTAAAACAGGGATAGCGGCAACAGGGATAGGCTTGTTGGTAATTGCACTTGGAACTTTAGTTGCTTATTGGGATGACATAAAAGCGGCAATAGGCGGTGTAACAGATGAACAAAAAAAATTAACGGAAGAAAGCCAAAAGAATGTTGATGCAGCACAAGAAAATTTAGCCGCACTTGACTTGCAAGAAAAAAGTTTACGACTTCAAGGAAAAAGCGAACGTGAAATATTAAAGCTAAAAATTAAAAAAACTGAAGCCGTAGAAGATGAGATTAAGGCGAATATTGAAAATGATAAAATTGTTACTCAAGCACAGGTTGACCAATTAACACGCAGTCAAGATATGGCTCAAAAAATTGCAAGATTAGGATTGCAAATGGCTACGGCTTTAATAAGAGTGCTGCTTGTTCCTTTAGACTTGCTTATAACAGGCGCAAATACGGTTTCTGAATTTTTAGGTTTTGGCGAATTAACAACAATTTCACTAACAGGCGAATTAGACAATTTAATTGATAGAGGAGCGGAGGCGGTGGCCACGTTTTTGTTTGATCCAGAGGAAGCGAGAGAAGAATCAAATGCAAGAATTAGGGAGCAAGAACAAACCTTAGCGCAAC